AACGGGACCAAATGATGAATGTGATATTTATACACATGTCACGTTAGATAACAACCGTTGGATCTGGCATCAAGAAGTATATGATCAGATCCTACCCAAGTCTATGGGTAAGTCACCTCTTGACAGCAACCCCTGGCTTGTGCTGCGCTTCAACCATGTAGACGGAGAGGTCTACGGACGTGGTAGAGTGGAAGAGTTCATTGGTGATCTAAAGTCACTTGAAGCTCTGTCACAAGCTATCGTTGAAGGCAGTGCTGCAGCTGCTAAAGTAGTGTTTACTGTCTCACCAAGCTCTACCACCAAACCAGCTACGCTTGCTAAGGCAGGCAACGGTGCTATCATTCAGGGAAGACCTGATGATATTGGTGTGGTACAGGTTGGTAAGACAGCTGACTTCCAGACTGCTTATCAAATGATTGGGTCTTTGACTCAACGTTTGAGTGAAGCATTCCTAATTATGAACGTTAGGGACTCTGAACGCACAACAGCTGAAGAGGTCCGAATGACTCAACTTGAGCTCGAACAGCAACTTGGAGGATTATTCAGCCTTCTAACTGTTGAGTTCCTTGTACCTTATCTTAACCGTAAACTTTCTGTTGCACAAAAGACTGGAGAGATCCCACGCTTACCTAAAGGTGGTATTGTTAAACCAACCATTGTTGCTGGTATCAATGCCCTTGGTCGTGGTCAAGATCGTGAAAGCCTCGGTCAATTCCTGCAGATCATTGCACAAACTATTGGACCTGAAGCTATTGGTCAGTTCATCAATACTGATGAAGTTATCAAACGCCTTGCAGCTGCCTCTGGTATTGACGTACTTAACCTTGTGAAGAGTATGGAAGAACAACAGGGTGAACAGCAACAAGCTATGGAACAACAGCAGATGATGGCTGCTCAACAACAAGAGCCACAGATGGCTGCTATCGAACAGAAACGTGAACAAGCTGCAATGCAGATGATGCAACAGCAACCACCAGAATCAACCCCACCACAATAATATGTCTGAAACACTTACGATGAACGATACACCTGCTGATCAGCCAGAATTTAATGCTGATGAGCAAGACTCTTTGCAGGTTGCTGAGTCTCTTGAGGGTGCAGAGCAACCGCTGTTGGCTGGTAAATTTAAGGACCAGTCATCATTAGAACAAGCTTACTTAGAACTACAAAAGAAACTTGGTACACCAAGTGATGAAGTTGAAGCTGGTAAAGAAGGGGAGCAAGAAGAGCAAACCTCCGACGAAGAAAACGTACTAGAAGAAGAAGACCCTTCTGGTGAACAGCTTAGTGAAGAACAAGCTAGCCAATTGTTTGAAATGGTTGGTGGTGAAAAGGCTTACAAATCAATGATTGATTGGGCAGGACAAAATTTTTCTAAAGAAGAAGTACAGATGTATGATTCTGTCATGGCAAAAGGTGATCCTAATTCTATCTTCTTTGCTGTTCAAGCTTTAAATAGTAGATACACAGATGCTGTTGGTAATGATGGACAACTCTTGACGGGTAAGCGTTCTGCTGCACAACAAGATGCTCAGTTCCGTAGTCAACAAGAACTGGTACAAGCAATGAATGATCCACGCTATGAGCGTGATCCTGCTTTTCGGGATGACGTTATGCGTAAACTACAAAACTCTGACATTGAATTCTGATGACTGTTACCACCAACGATCGCGGACAACAAAACCTTTTTGCTAAAGAACCTACCATGTACACTGACGAAACTTACACTGTGAATCATAACGACAAAGCAGAAAAACTAAATGGACGTTTGGCAATGCTGGGTGTCATCGCTGCGCTTGGAGCGTATGCATTAACTGGTCAAATTATCCCCGGTATTTGGTAATGGCTAAATCAGGTCTCTACGCTAACATCCACGCAAAGAAAATGCGTATCGCAAAAGGTTCAGGTGAGAAGATGCGTAAGCCAGGAAGCAAAGGTGCTCCTACTGCTGCTAACTTTAAACGAGCTGCTAAAACTGCTAAAAAATCATGATTGAATGCCCACAATGTACTGCACCTCAGCAGTACGTTCTAGAACAACTACAGACTTCTGCTGGTGTGACAGACCGTACAGCACTGGCAGTCATTATGGGGAACATCCAACAAGAGTCTAACTTCAAACCTAACATCTGCGAGGGTGGTGCTATCGTTCCTTACGATCGCTGTCTTAGTGGTGGTTATGGTTTGATTCAATGGACATCTATTGAGCGGTACATTGGTCTTGGCAGCCACTGTGCCAAACGCAACGAAGATCCTAGTGGTCTCAAATGTCAAACTGATTACTTGATAAAGGAAATGCGGTTTAGAAAAGATCTATTTGCTTTTCAAACTAACCATCAAACTATTCCTTATTACATGAATGCTGCATACTACTGGTTAGGCTGGGGTATCCATGGTAATCGTACAAAACATACTTATTCTTTTTTAACTAAACTACAATGAAAATTTTTGCTATCCTCCCTGCCGTAGCTTTTCTTGCTACCCCTGCAATTGCTAATACCTACGTAAACGTTGAGAACAACGCTGGTTTCAGTGGCTCTAACTTTACTGGTCATGTCACAGATTTTCATCTGGGGTATGAATCAGGTAACGAAGTAGGTTCTTATTATATTCAAGCCGGTCCTTCTATCTTTGCACCTGATGGCGGTGTAGAAGAGACCAAACTTACTGGTAAGCTTGGCGGTTCAGTTCAAGCAACTGAACGGCTCTCCGTATATGGAGAAGTAGCTGGTACCTTTGATGATGTAAATGATTACGGCACTAAGGTCGGAGTCAAGTACAGCTTCTAATAGCTAAATAGAATAAGCAGGGTGCAATTCCCTGCATAGCTCTAGACTGCCAAGTCTTTAAATTGGTCTTACTTAATCGCTTCATAAACATGCACTATTATTTAAATGGCTACGTCTACAATTGCGCTACAACAACAAAAGAATATTTGGAACAACTTCTGTGACTGGGTAACCAGTACTAACAACCGACTGTACGTTGGTTGGTTCGGAGTCTTGATGGTTCCAACACTAATCGCTGCTACAACCTGCTTCATCGTTGCATTCATTGCAGCTCCACCCGTTGACATCGACGGTATTCGTGAGCCCGTTGCTGGCTCTCTCATGTATGGAAACAACATCATCTCAGGGGCAGTTGTCCCATCTTCAAACGCCATCGGTCTACATTTCTACCCAATCTGGGAGGCAGCAACTCTTGATGAGTGGCTCTATAACGGTGGACCTTTCCAACTTGTCGTCTTCCACTTCCTTATTGGTATCTATTCGTACATGGGTAGGGAATGGGAACTCTCCTATCGACTTGGAATGAGGCCCTGGATCTTTGTTGCATACTCCGCACCCGTGGCAGCGGCATCGGCTGTCTTCCTTGTTTATCCCTTTGGACAAGGTTCTTTTTCAGACGCTATGCCTCTTGGCATTTCCGGTACTTTTAATTATATGTTGGTTTTCCAAGCCGAGCACAACATCCTCATGCACCCCTTCCACATGTTGGGAGTTGCTGGTGTTTTTGGTGGTAGCTTGTTCTCAGCTATGCATGGATCTTTGGTCACGTCTTCCCTTGTACGTGAAACAACTGAAACTGAAAGCCAGAACTATGGTTACAAGTTCGGGCAAGAAGAAGAGACTTATAACATTGTTGCAGCACATGGTTATTTTGGTCGCCTCATTTTTCAATATGCGTCTTTTAATAATAGCCGTAGCTTGCACTTCTTTCTCGCTGCTTGGCCTGTCGTGGGTATCTGGTTTACTGCTCTTGGGGTTAGTACTATGGCATTCAACTTGAATGGCTTTAACTTTAACCAGTCCATCCAGTCTTCAGATGGTCACGTCTTGAATACCTGGGCTGACATCTTGAACCGTGCTGGTCTTGGTATGGAAGTAATGCATGAACGTAATGCACACAACTTCCCACTTGACCTTGCATCATCTAGTTCCACGCCTGTCGCACTGGTGGCACCTACAGTCGGCTAGTGTGCGTTAGCACGCACTAGAAGCACGTCCGTTCATCCTTCGGGACGCATGACACCATAAGCATGGAACGGGGCTTATGGAGGCTTCTATAGAGGTTACTATGCAAGGCAAGACTTATTGCTATCGTGGTGTAAAGTACACCAAGTGAGATAGATCTAATGAGGGGTGCAATTCCCCTCTTCACTATTGGCACTGGCCCTTACGAGGATACCCTTTGCCGTCTAGACGGTGGGATAGACCACACATAAAAATTAAATAACTCAAAGATCTTTGAGAGTCTATATTATTACTCTCTTTTTTAAAAATGTCTTTTCAATCTTCTGTTAACCCCGCTCAGCTAACTCAGCTGGGTCAGGCTAACTTGGCGGGTGATACCCGTGCACTTTATTTGAAACTCTTCTCTGGAGAGATGTTCAAAGGCTTCCAACGTAACACGATCGCTCGCGATCTTGTGATGAAGCGTACACTTAAGAACGGCAAATCTTTGCAGTTCATCTACACCGGGCGCACCAAAAGTGAGTTTCATACTCCTGGAAATAGCATCCTCGGTGATAGCAACAATGCACCTCCTGTGGCTGAGAAGACCATCACGGTTGACGACCTGCTGATCAGTTCAGCTTTCGTTTATGACCTTGATGAGACTCTTTCTCATTACGATCTGCGCTCTGAGATTAGCCGTAAGATCGGCTATGCTCTTGCAGAAAAGTATGATCGTTTGATTTTCCGTGCCGTTACTCGTGGCGCACGTGCAGCATCACCTATTACTGCTAGTGGCTATGTTGAGCCCGGTGGTACTCAGATCCAGGTTGGTACTACTACATCTGCATCTGATGCTTATTCTTCTACTGCTTTGGTAAATGCATTCTATGATGCTGCCGCTGCAATGGACGAAAAGGGAGTCAGCCAGGATGGACGTGTAGGCGTTCTCAACCCCCGCCAATATTATGCGCTGATCCAAGCTGCTGGTTCTAATGGTCTTATCAACCGCGATGTCCAAGGTACTGCACTGCAAAGCGGTGACGGTATTGTAGAGATTGCTGGTATCAAGATCTACAAGTCCATGAACATTCCTTTCTTCTCTCAGTATGGTACTAAGTACGGTACTGGTTCTGCTACCAACCCTGGCGTTACCGATCCTGGTAACACCGGTTCGTTCGTATCCGAAGCTGTTGAAGATGCTGCTAACGATGTTACCGGTATCAACAATGAGTACGGTGAAGAAACCGAATTTGCTAATAGCTGTGGTTTGATCTTCCAGCGCGAAGCTGCTGGTTGTGTCGAAGCGATTGCTCCTCAGGTTCAAGTAACCAGTGGTGACGTTTCTGTTATCTATCAGGGTGACGTGATCCTTGGCCGTTTGGCTATGGGTGCTGACTACCTGAATCCAGCTGCTGCTGTTGAACTGTTTGCCGGTACTGCTACCAAGCCTGCCGCATTCTAATTTATATTATATTGGGAGTCTCTTCGGAGGCTCCTTTTTTTTAATTCTTTATTGAGAATAATACTCATTATCAAACTATGCCTTTTCCTACTACTGGCTCCAACACTGAGCTACAAGCTGTTAATCAGATCCTGGCGTCAGTTGGTCAGGCTCCTGT